CCCTCCTAAACAGTAAAAGGGGGCCGTATGGCCCCCTCTCCTTGGTTATTCTACTTCTTCTTTTACTTCCGGCAGACCCGCAACAGAGGTCAGCAGAGACAGCAGACCAGACAGAACGGCGGCAGAACCGACCATAAGCCAGTCCACATCTCCCAGCACAGCTGCCGTGCCGATGGTGGCAATGGCGGTCTGACAGACCGTTTTCAGCGCTCTCACGCCTGCTGCCTTGATCCAATTCTTCGCTTTATTGCTCATGTGAATCATCCTTTCATAGTCAAATTTTGCTTTGCAACAATGAAAAAAAGCCCGCAATCACAGATTGCCGACCCATTGTTTATCCGTTTATGAGATTACTTCCCAGTCATCAACCTCTTGTTTGATGTGATCGATGAAGCTGTTGCCACCCTTGGCCTTGTATGCTTTGTACTCAAGAATGAAATTTTCGTATTCGAACTGCCTGATCTGCTTGCCTTCTCTGTGACGATAATAGGTTCGAAGCATGTCCGAGCGAAGCAAACACTTGACGCCTTCATCTTCATTCTTGATCCCAAGCACCTTTTCACGCAGAGGCTTGACGATCAGTAAGCACGCCGCTGTGATGGTTGTCAAGCAGGAACAGAACCATACAACGGCCGTAAGAACTTCCTTCATGTCCATTACCTCCCTTTATTTAGACGGGAACGACTTCCCAATACGGGGGATAGCTTTCCGGCGTATACTCGGTTTCATCGGCTCCGATTTGCCGGTACACCAAGCCATCAGTCCAGATCATGCACTCATCCTTTTTGTAAAGGCCGCTGGTGCCGAAAGGAGCCACATAAGGCTTTGCCTTTGCCGGATCTTTGGTGTGTGCCAAGCCCCACAGGGCGCGGAGCGTGGAAGGTCTGCCGTCGTAGTGCGCGGCATTGTACGGCTGCAGCAGGAGCCACACCTGGCCTTCATCTGCCACAGGAGAGTTGACAGGCCAGCCGGTGTAATCCTTTTCAGGATCAAACGCGGGAACAGCAGTCTCTCTGTCGATGATCTCGGTCTCGGTCACGGTGCCGGCGGCTGCTTCGTCCTGCAGCACCTTGGCATCGTATGCGCCCTTCTCGCGCATCTTGGTCAGGCTCTCGGTTTTGTTCATCATAAGCTGTTCACTCCTTCGGTATAGGCGGCGCTGAGTTCTTCCTCAGTGATGGCGTTGGCGAGCTGGTCCTGCAAGGTGGCAATTTCCAAAGAAGCCATATCGAGCTGCTGCTGCTGGATTTCGGTCTGCAGAGGCTTGCCCATCTTGACGGTGACATAGCCGTTGCGGTGATCGGTGATAGAGCCAGCAACGGAATATTCGCTGTTGTCGTATTCGATAGGTTCACCAATGACAGGTTCACCCTGTTCGTTGATATATTCGTCCCGATGGATGTGAGACCAAGGAACATCATCCACAAAAGTGCTCAATGCTTCTTCATAGGACATTTCAAGCGTGATCGCCAAACTATCACGCTTGTCCCAATCCTTATCGGAAATATAACCCCTGATAGTTGCAGGATATTGATTTTCATTGATTTTTACATACTGCATAAGTTAGAACCCCCTTAACTTTCTGTAATTCTAATGTGACCACCATTGGCACCGCTAGAATCGTTATTACAGGTCAAAGTGATGTTTGTATTGGCTTTTACTTGTAAGGTGTACGATCCCCAACTTGTAGACTTTTTGTTATAAACGAAGCTTCCATTTAAGGTGATAAGTGATTGAAATGAAGTGCTTTTAGATTTTACATAAGCAATGATTTCAGTACCTTCTTCAACTACTAAATTGGCAGCAGATGTATATCTAACCCCATTCACTGTACAATAAGCATAGGTTGAAGAATATGGTGATGCTGTGGAAATTGTAACCGTAAATTCTTCGGTAAATTTAATATCATATCCAATTCCTGCAACAAGTGTTCTACCCTTTTTGATTTTATAACCTGCACCGTTCACCAAGCATCTGCCACCTGTGATTTCGCAGGCAACACTACCAATCGGAGTGTTATGCTTGCCAACAGGGTCAAGGTCTAATTCACCTTCTGCAACACCAGTGAAAACACCCGTTCCTGCGTTGGCATAGAACACGCTGTTTACGTTGTCCCACATACCGACAGTCCCAGACGCATTTTGACAAGGGATGAAATCACGAATAAGTGTACTTCCATCATAGATTTTTGCGGAATACAACTTGCCCTTGGCATACTCTGCTTCACCAGAACCGTAGCAGGACATGAGCCATGCGTTCTGTTCACATTGGAAAGCATCAACACTGTATGTTGCCTGTGTTATGCCGTTCATAATGAGACTAGAAGCAGTCATTTCAACGGTTGTTCTAGCTGTAGTATCGAATGTACCGCCATTGAATGTGCTGTTTGCCATCTGGACACAGTAATTGCTATCAGATGACCAATAGAGCATAAAAGCCTTATTGGTAAACGCTGTTCTCGCACCAAATGGATGACACAGTGTATTGGTCAACTGTATGTCCACAATGAACTTGGTGTTCTGATTGGGCTTGAAACCCGTATCAATATATTGTGTTCCCGTTGTGCCGATGTAATTTAATCTTGTGTAAGTGCTAGGTAATGCCATACCTTCACCGCCTTACTCATACAACCAACAGATTGCACCGTTGACTGTAGGGGTTTCTTCTGTTGCGGAAAGTTTCTGATTGCGGACAAGGTAAGTTCCGGGGGTCTGGCCGCTGCTGTTTGCGATAACCGCTCCTGCAAATGTACCGGCTGTAATATCGCTTGCCGCATGTCCATGGGTGGTGGGAGCTGCACCGATGTCTTCCGGATTATGCGAATGGTCTTCGGCGGCGGCTCCGATCATTTCCGGCGTAATGGGATCATCGCCGTCTGTCGCATGGGTATGTGCATGAGGACCTGCGTCCATATCCTGCATCTTAAGGACTATCTCGGCGATGGCATCCTGCAGATTGTCAGCATCCAACTCTGTTCCGCTGTTGTCAAACGGGATATCTGCCGCGCTGGTGGCTGCGGCAAATACGGCCGTGACATTTGTAGCGTTGGAAATGATCGCCGCGATGCTCACCCGCTTTGTGATCAGCTCGCTATCGGAGGCGGGGATGTTCTCCGCATTTCCGTCTGCGTCCTGGTAGCAGTAAAGGATGTCTTTGGTTCGGTCGTCCGGGTTGTCGGGATCGGCTGCAAACAGGCCGATTTCATTCCAGTTGAAACCTTCAGCGAGATCGGCATTGGAGAATGTGCCGCTGACAACGGCAAAATTTCCGCTGTGCCGCATACCGGAAATGGGAACACTGGCAACGGTGTGCACCAGCGCCGTCATGTTCTCGATGGAAGCAGAACCGCGGCTGCCGTCGCCCATTTCCATCTTTGTAAATTTCAACGTTTCGCCGGTAAGTGCACGGGCAAGAAGCGCTCGGCCTGCGGCTGTAAAAACCGGACCTCTCATGAAGCTCATGTGTTATCCCTCCTGTATCAAAAAAATGTCTGTGTGGTCATAAATCGCAAAGCCTTGCGAAATGGTCATGTTCGGGATCCCGATATCGACCAGCACTTCCTCAAGCCATGCAGAAAGCCGCTTCACATCCTGCGCAGTCTTTGTGAAGTGTGCAAGGGTGTCCCCGCTCACGTTCGGGTTGGTTGTCACAATGCGGAAGTAGCCGGGATCGCCGCCGTATTCAAACCATTCCTCGATTTCGGCATCGCCGAAAATATTGCTCAGGATCTTGGACAAACTCTCAACGGTGCCTGCTGTTGCCCAATACTGCAATGCACCCTTTATCAGTTCACGCTTGACTGCGGTTGCATAGGTCTGGTCGTAATACGGAAGCCGCAGCTCCACGGCCAGAATGTCCAGAATGTTGTCCGGCATCGTGTCAATGCTGGCGAGAATCAGAACACCGTCTGCATAGGTCAGGAGCTGATTGAGCTGCCTGTTCACGGCATACGCCATGGCCTGCGCCCAAGGCTCCTTTGCCAGAATCTGAGGAAGCGCATCTGTCATCATTGCATTGCGCAGAGAAATCATGTTATCCCTCCTCAAGTCCGCCATAGGTGATGGACTGAACACCAACAACCGGGACGCTCTCATTGTCTATGGCTGTGTATGCCGGGGAAATAACTGCGGCACGCTTTGCGCCCGCGGCTCTGATGCGATAAATAAGATCGGTCGGGTTGATATCCCGGCCGATCTTTTGCTGCCATGCGTTGTACTCTGCAATGGCTCTATTCACATTTGTCTGGATCGCCAATGCATTGACGGCATCGGCGCTGTCGATGTAATAAGTCAGCTCAATGTTATAGGGCACGGTTGCCGGTGCCTGCACGGTCAGATGATCCGTCAAAGGACGGATTGTTTTTGCACTCAGGTGCTTATACATGCTTGCGACATCTTCATCCCCGGGGAGGCCGCTTTCCAACAAAAACAGCACCGTGACCTTGGATGCTTCCGGACTGTAGGCTTTGACATCCGTAACGTCTGACCGGAATGTTTTTGCCCAATAGATATAGGCGGCTTCTGCACCGGCTGTAGAATAGCTGGAAGGGAACAGGTACACCCGCTCTGTCAGAGAATCGTCGCTTTCCACGTCCGAGCCGCCGGCGGATACGGTGGTGTTTGTCACTTTGTAGACATACGGGATCGGGTCAACGATTTGTGTAACTGTTCCAATGGGCAAGCCGTTTGCCGCCTCACCGGCAATCAGGGCCACGCCCTGCACGATGACGCTTTTTTCACCGGCAGGAACTTCCGCATAGGTCGAGGTCATAAAGTACACACCGGCCTGATTGCTCACCCTTGTGCCGGCGGGAATACCCGTGGCGGATGTTCTGGCATTCTGGATGGAGAACTGCAGGTACGTTGTCGCATATCCGGCAGGAAGCCGCTTGATACTCTTATTAGCCGCGAGATTATCCAATGCTGCCCCATAGGAATATTTGAGCAGGTTCTTTTTGCCCGCCCAATCTACATACTGCAAGCCCTGATAAAAATGCTGTGCAAATGTCAAAAGCGCGAGGCGAAGCGGATCGGCGGCAGACAGCTCCGCACTACTGCCGGTAATCTCCTGGTATTTCTGCGTGTAGTCCTCGATGATCTGATCCCGCACATCCTCCAGAGTCAGATTGTCAATGAACGAAACTTCGGGGACGTTCTGCAATTCCGGAATATTACTCATTTTCTACCTCCTCCACTCGAATGGTCGGGGTCAGGTTTCCGGTTATGTCTGAAACAAACTCGATTGCGGATACCGCGATGCCCGGCACATACTGTGTCGTTTGCGTGATGATTTCAGCTGAAAGCATGGCCTTCGCCACTTCCATAGGCTGGTCAAGGAAAGACCAATCAAGACCGAATTCCCGGTCTAAAGCTTGCTCGCCCTTGCGTGTGCCATACAGCACCTTGAGCTGCCGGATGATGGCATCTCTTTTGCTCAGACTGCTTTCAAATACAATTTCGATGGTCGGATTTATCATGGCTGCGCCTCCCTTAGACGTATTCCTCAAAGGTCAAGGAAACCTCTGCGGAGAACAATTCGCCGCCATTGTAGACCGTGTTCCAAGCCTCCGATACTTCTGTGAGCCGCATGGGATTATGAGAGAGCGGCCTTCCGCCGATGATCAGCGGATACACGCTGGAACTCTCTGCCGCGTTTGCCAAAGCTTCCAGCTGCGCCCGCGGCTTCACACCATAATCCGCCCGCAGGGTGACAGATCCACTCGCGCCCCGAAGGGTCGGCGCTTGATACTGCGCTTTCGGTTTCCCTTTGATGGTGTTGTGCATCGACCATGTACTGCCGGCGGTTCTGGATATATCACGGAGGACAAGCATTTTCTTGTCCGAGATCTGGAACACAAAAGGTCCCCAGCTTCCCATTGCCATATGTGCCTGCCTCCTTTACAAATTCGGTGCTCCGGTCGTGCTGCCGGTGACTTCGTGTGTGTGGGCTTCCAACGCATCTATACGATCCAGAAGCGCATCCCAGTCATGGCCGCGCTGTCCGGAAAGGTATAGTGTCGGGGCGATGATTTGCAGCGTACTTCCGTCATAGCGGAGCATACAAACGCCGGGACTGTTGTCGAGGTCTTTTCGGTAAAGCCCTTCCTTTCCCTCTGGAGGCCGCTTGGCATCCGTCCAGAATGTGCCGAGGACAACTCCTGCTGCAGCTCCGTTGGGGAGATGCCCCACAAGCACAAAATCATCGATCTCCGGCATTTTATACTCAAACGAAAGCAGCGGCAGCTCTGCGGTGACCGCATTATCCCTGTCCGTGTAGAGGACGCGGGCAGTTCCGTTTTCATAGTTGATGGACGATATACGCCCGATTCGTAACGTGTCCACGCAATCCCTCCTTTACTGTATCTTTGAGCATTCAAATGCTGTTGTGTATGCTGCACCGACCGTGTGTATGGCTTTGTCGATGTAATACTTGCCGTTTGCCACACCGAGGCCGGTTATATTTATCGTTTGTCCTGCAACAAGGGATGGCTGCCCCATAGTGGAGAAGGACAGGGTGGTTTCCCCGTGGTTTGCCTCTGCGATGGCGGCATCGAGCTTTCGCTTTGCTTCTGCTGCAGTCTCAGCAGAAACGTTGCTTTTCAGAATGCGGGGGCCTTTGCCTGTCTTATAGGTGACCTCCTGCCCATCCTTGTTCGTGTATGTCAACTCACCGCCTGTATATGTCCCGACCAAGGTCGTGTTGAACGTGTAGTTCAGCATCTCGCCCTTGCTGATCGTCCGGACTGCGGCTTTCTTTTTGTATTCCTCACGGTCAAAGATAACGAGCTTGTTGCTGTAAACCTTCAGACTGAGC